AATGGAGCGTCTTGACGGCAAGCTCATTCTCCCCGAAGCAATCAAGACACTCAAGGTCAAGAGTGGCAGCGGTGCATGATCACTCTGGCTGAGACGAAAAACTATCTTCGTGTGGATCATACAGAGGATGACAAACTCATCCTCTCACTGATCGACACTGCCAAGCGACTGGTGCAGGACGTCGGCAGAATGGACGAGGCGGCACTTGCGGTCAATGAGGAAACCACCCGGCAGGCTATGCTGTATACTGTTTCTTACCTCTATGAGAACCGCAACGGTGCTGACTATCACAAGCTGACGCTCACGCTCCGGGCGCTGTTATTTGCGCAGCGTGAAGGGGTGATCTGATGGAGATCGGAACGCTGAATCAGCGCATCGCCTTTCTGGAACACAGCACAAAGATAGACGGCATCGGCAACCACAAAGCCCGGTGGGAGGAGGTTTTCTCCTGCTGGGCTGCCGTGTCCGTGAAAACCTCGACGGAAACAACGGATGCAGGCGTGACGCAGGAAGTCGTATCACTGGAATTCACTGTCCGGCAGACACCCGATACCAAGCGCATCAATACCACCACGCACAAACTGCGCTTCCGTGGACTAGTGTATGACATCAATGGTGTGCTGCCGAATTATAAATCGCTCGACTATATGAAAATCACGGCATGTACACGAAAGGCGGGTGAACAGGATGACTTCGATTGATGATATGGCGGCGGAGATCATGCGCGGTCTGACGGAATATGCAGACCTTGCGGATACTGCCATGAAAGCGGCTGTGAAAAAGACAGCCACCTCCGTCAAGAAGGAAATCTCCGCCAATGCTCCGAAGCGTACCGGACGGTATGCAAAAAGCTGGACGACCAAGAAAACGAAGGAGAACAGCCACTCGCTGGAAATCACTGTTCACTCGAAAAACCGCTACCAGCTTGCGCACCTGCTTGAAAAAGATCATGCAAAGCGGAACGGCGGACGTGTCCCCGGCAAGCCGCATATCGCCCCTGCGGAAGCGCATGGCGAAGAAATGCTCTCGCAGCTCATCGAGGAGGCGCTGTCATGACCTATGAAGAAATCAATGAAATGATGCAGGAGATCGGGATGCCGTTCGCCTATCATCATTTTGCCGAGGGCGAGTCTCCGAAACCGCCCTTTGTTATTTTCCTCTCTCCCGGCGAGGATACCTTCGGTGCGGATAACCTGATGTATCACAGCTTCAAGCAGCTTGATGTGGAGCTGTATACGGATGAAAAGTCGCCCGACACGGAAAGCCGTGTGGAGGAAGTACTGACGCAGCACAATATCTATTACACGAAAACTGAAAGCTGGATCGAGAGCGAAAAGCTCTACGAGGTGCTTTATGAAATGGAGGTATAACAATGGCACTGCAGAAGAATAAGGTTAAATTCGGTCTGAATAAGGTGCATTGGGCAAAGATCACGGCATGGAACGATGACGGTGTTCCGACCTTCGCAACGCCTGTGCGCCTGCCCGGTGCTGTATCCCTGAGCATTGATGCGAACGGCGAAAACGAGAATTTCTACGCTGACAACAGCGTGTATTATGTCATCAACAACAACGCAGGCTATGACGGCGATCTGGAGGTCGCACTCATCACAACCGATTTTGCAACGGCGATTCTCGGTGAGCAGCTTGACGCAAAGGGCGTTCTGGTGGAGCGCAACGATGCGGAAACATCGCAGTTTGCACTCATGTTCGAGTTCGACGGCGACAAGAACCACATCCGTCATGTGCTTTACTGCTGCTCGGCTTCCCGTCCTGCAACCGAGGGCGAGACCACAGAGGAAAGCAAGTCCGTCAAGACGGAAAAGCTGTCCCTCAAGGCATCGGCTCTCCCGAATGGTCTGGTGAAGTCCAAGACCTGTGAAAGCACTGACCAGACCACCTACGACAACTGGTACAACGCTGTGTATATGCCGACTGCTGCAACCAACAACAGCACCGGTACTCGTTCCACATCGACCAAGTCCGGCAGCGCGACTGAGTAAGGAGGTACAGCATGGCTATTAAAAAGACGATCACTGTTGACGGCATCGAGGTTCCGTTCAAGGCGAGTGCGGCTGTGCCGCGCCTGTACCGCATCAAGTTCCGCAGGGATATTTACAAGGACTTCGCTGCCCTTCAGACCTCTGTGCAGGATGGCGATGAGGAAGGCTCTAACCTCGACATCGAAAGCCTTGAAGTGTTCGAGAATATCGCCTACATCATGGCAAAACACGCTGATCCGGAGAACGTCCCGGACAATCCCGATGAATGGCTCGAAGCGTTCAACACCTTCTCCATTTACGAGGTGCTGCCGCAGCTCATTGAACTGTGGGGACTCAACGTGGAGACGCAGGCGGAATCTAAAAAAAACATCGAAAAACTGACCGCCCGATGACAACGCCCCTCTTCCTTCTCCGGTGTGTGCAGATCGGGCTGTCCCTCTCGGAGCTTGATCTGCTCACGATCGGAGTCGTGAATGATATGTTCACCGAAAAGGAAAATGACGAATATGACGGCTGGCATGAGGTCGCTGGACAGGCAGGTTTTGATGCTTTCTGATTGACTTTTTCTCCCTGCTGTGCTATAATTCTGGTATGGGGAAAGCGAGGCTTTCTACGTTAAATCGATATTTGTAAAGATGTTATTGAATGAGGTAAGAGTGTATGAAAATACTGATCTTTAATGGTGGACCCCACAAAGGAAATACATGGAGGTTGACGCAGGTTGTAAAAAAGTATTTGCAGAAATTCGATAATACGCTTGAGTTTAATGAAATACACTTGTCGGAAATAGCTCTTCCGTTCTGCACAGGATGCAGTAATTGTTTTCGCAAAGGGCATAAAACCTGTCCGCATCATAATAAAATGCAGCCGGTCATAGACATGATAGAAGAATGTGATGCAGTTGTTTTCTCTGTTCCATGCTTTCAGGGGCATTTGCCCGGCATTATGAAAAATTTTACGGATCATATGGCATTTATGCTGCATAGGCCGAGATATTTCAAAAAGAAGGCTCTTATAATCAGTACAACCGGAGGGGTATCCGCTGAGAGTACAACAAAAGCTTTGGCAGCAACGCTACCTGGGTGGGGCTTTAACAAATGTTACCAGCTTCCGATAACTGCTCTGAGCTGGAATGACTACAGGCCAACTGAAAAGGATTTGCGAAGGACATATGATATTACGAAGAGATTTTACCTTGATGTGAAATCAAAGAAAGCACATGTTCCGGGAGTGGGCGTGCTGATACCGTTTAATTTGTTTCAGGCTATGTGCGTCGGTAATAAGGGTGAAAAAGAATATCCGACTGAGGATAATAACTTTTGGCCTAAATACAAAGGCATGAGATATGCGCCGGGTATTCCAATGACGCCATTTAAACGAGTTATAGGTTGGCTTATATATCAAATCGGAAAGAGAATTTCACAGACAATGGTGATTACATATAGAAAATAACCCGCCAAATTCTGATTTATCGCATGAACTGAATATACACTAAGCAGTCCTTCGGGGCTGCTTTTTTATGCCCTCACGGAGGAGGTGAAACCGCATGGCAAACAGAATCAAGGGCATCACCGTTGAGATCGGTGGCGATACCACCAAGTTGTCGAAGGCTCTGGAGGGTGTCAACAAAAACATCAAAAACACGCAGACGCAGCTTAAAGATGTACAGAAGCTGCTGAAACTCGATCCTTCCAATACGGAACTGCTCTCGCAGAAGCATAAGCTACTCACCGATGCGGTGACGGCTACCAAAGAAAAGCTGGAAACCCTGAAAACCGCTGCGGAACAGGCAAACACGGCTCTCGCCAACGCGACATTTCGCAGGAGCAGTACGATGCCCTCCAGCGTGAGATCATCGAAACGGAACAGGAATTGCAGAACCTCCAGCGTGAGGCGGAGGCTTCCAGCACGGCGCTTGCAAAGCTCGGGCAGGCGGGTGAAATGCTTGAAAATGCCGGTGACAAAATCGCCGATGTCGGTACGACTTTAACTACACACGTTACTGTGCCTATTGCTGCCGTCGGTACCGCCGCTGTCAAGACTGCCGCTGACTTCGATTCAGCTATGTCTAAAGTTGCCGCCGTATCCGGTGCTACCGGAGATGACTTACAAGCGCTCCGAGATAAAGCCCGTGAAATGGGCGCAAAGACAAAATTCTCCGCATCCGAAGCCGCTGAAGCGATGAACTATATGGCGATGGCAGGCTGGAAAACCGGAGATATGCTGGAGGGTATCGAGGGCATCATGAACCTTGCTGCCGCTTCCGGCGAGGACTTGGCGACAACTTCGGATATTGTAACTGACGCTCTGACCGCTTTCGGCTTATCTGCTGCCGACAGCGGTCATTTTGCTGATGTGCTGGCGGCGGCATCGTCGAACGCAAATACCAATGTGTCGATGATGAGTGAAACCTTCAAATACTGTGCGCCTGTTGCGGGTTCTCTGGGATTCTCCTGCGAGGATACAGCGCAGGCAATCGGTCTGATGGCGAACAGCGGTATCAAGGGTTCGCAGTCCGGTACGGCTCTCCGTGCTATTATGACGGCGCTTGCAGGAGATGTGAAGTTCTGCGGTGATGCTTTCGGTGAAATGGAGATCGCTACCACCAATCAGGACGGCTCAATGCGTGATCTCAATGATATCTTAGCCGACTGCCGCTCTGCATTTTCACAACTATCTGAATCGGAACAGGCAAATGCGGCGCAGGCATTGGTTGGCAAAAACGCCATGTCAGGTTTCCTTGCACTTATGAACGCTGCGCCTGCGGATATTCAGAAGCTGGAGGGTGCGATCAGCACTTGCTCTGACGAGATTGACGGATACAACGGTGTCACTGAAAAGATGGCTGCCGTCATGCAGGACAACCTTGCCGGACAGCTCACCATTCTGAAATCCCAGCTTCAGGAGCTTGCTATCTCTTTCGGCGAAATCTTGATGCCTGCAATCCGAGCAATCGTCAGTAAGATTCAGGGGCTTATCGACCACTTCAACGCCCTATCCCCTGCTGCAAAGGAAACCATTGTGAAAATCGCACTTGTAGCGGCTGCACTCGGACCTCTCCT